CCAAAGTGTTGCATCTGCTCCCGGCGCCCGAGGAGGTGGTCCCCGATGAGTCGGAAGAGTCTCGCGGCCAAGTAGAAGCGGAGGGAGCAACAACTGAGCTTCTCAAGGCTCAGATGTATGGGAAGTTGGTGCGCAAGGAGGCGCTCGGGTCGGCAGTGGCCACGTCAGTGGCGGCGCTTGCGCGTCGCCACGGCGAGGTCGCTCCCGAACATGTCGTGGAGGCCGCTGCTCTTGGCGCGGTCGAGTCGGCCAGGGTCGAACGGGCTGTCATAACTTTGGCAGACCGCGCGTACCGTGGTACGATCTACGACGAACTCGACGCTCGTGAGAGTCGGTTCAAGGGCAGATTGGGTAAGTTCTTCACCTGTGTCGGCACGATGTCGGCCATGCCACATGCGGCGGTGATGGTGGCCAACCACTTCAACCCCAGTCTGTCCAACCGAGCACTCCAAACCGTACCTTTCGATGGGTTGCCAGAATACTGCACCCAGCGTGCCCGCGCCTTCTTTTTGCGCCAGCTTACAACGAAGTCAGGCCTGTACCATCCCGACTGTGTGCCTACATGGCACGAGAGAGCCGCACCATTCACAGTGTGGCTCGCAGTTCTTGGCATCACCGCTGCAGCGGCAGGTGCAGTGACATGGCTGCGGTCGAGACGCTTCGCGCTCGCCGCAAAGCTTGTCAGGGGGAATTATGGGGACCTGGCGACGTTCGTTGGTGGAAGCGTGCCCTAGGGCATGTCCCGACCGCAACTCAGCAATGACTTGCCTTATGGTTTCTACGAGATCACTGATCCGCTGCCATCCATCTGTTTGGGGATGGGCCACGGCGAGAAGTTCGATCATGAGAGACACAAGGTAACGAAAATGCCAGTTGCGGTCGGGTGTTCCAAGTCTGGCCAGCTTGGCGCGCAGGTATTAGGCACAGTCTGCAGAGTGCCTTATGTCCTGCGGACGTGCGTGCACAACGCCCACAACGCTCTGGTTAACCGCCATTGCGTCAAGGCGCCCCGTGTCTACGAGGACTTCAGTGTCTTCGCGGGCACCATGGCGGGCCGAGTGGTTGCGGAGTTGAGCGCGCTCTTTGACGAGGAGGATGTGTCGTTCGAGACATGGTTGAGTAGTTGGCCCCTGGCCAAGCAGAAGGCGATATTGAAGTCTATAGACGATTTTGACCCTCTCCTACCTTCCAAGGTGAAAGTGATGGTGAAGCGTGAGCTGTACCTCAGGTACCCCCAGAAAGCCCGCCTCATCCAGTTTTACCGCAATTTCGCGACGCAGGCGTACCAGGCACCGCAGTTTCGTGCGTTCCAAAATGCTTCACATAAGCTTTTGTCGAACTACGACTACGGGTGCGCCAACCTCACGTTTGGCTGTGGCATGAACACGCTACAACTTGGAAAATGGATGGCCGATGCGCTCGAGGAGTTTGGCGATGATGCCGTATTCTACGAGCGCGACGGCAAAAACTGGGACGCAACGATGCAACGTGAGCATCTTGACTTCAAAATCAAGTTGCTCCGCGCGTGTAGCCAGGAACTCGCTGATTTTGCTGAGGCCGGCTATGCGGTGCGTGGTAGCATGCAGTGCGACGAAGGTGCATTCTGTTTCAAGTCGGAAGGGACGGTGAAATCTGGCCACAACGACACGTCGTCTGGGAACACGTGGGTCAATCTGTGTATTGCGGCAAAAGCCGCTCACGCGCAGGGCCTGCGCTGCCGTATTATTGCGGTGGGCGACGATTTGTTGATGGTCTGTGGATCCACCCTGGATGGTGACGCATTTGCTCGCGCTGAGGCGCGCTGCGGCATCGTCCCCGAGTATCGCGTGTTTAAGGACTGGCGCGACGTAACGTTCATCTCGGCATACTTCTGGCGAGCGTGTGGAGTGTATTTTATGACCCCGCTCGTTGGACGTGTGCTGGCAAAGTTCTTTGCGACGGTGCGCCACGTCAGCCCGCGCCACGTGCGAGACAGACTTTACTCGCAGATTTCGGGTCTGCTCACTGTCTCGCACAGCCTCCCTGTTGTCGGCGACTTTTTGCGTGCGCATTTCGTCGAAGGCAAGATGGTGGCGACCGACAAGTACATGCACCACTTCGCGGTGCACGTCGATTATGAGATGCAGGATGTCCTACCGGATTTTGAGTACCGCTACGGCCCGCCGCCGGCCGTGGCATTCTCCGGTCGGCCTGGGCTTTTGCTCGATCCGCGTCTCGAAGCGATAGTCAACCGCGACTGTGAAGGCTTGTCGGAAAGAGGCGAATGGTGGGAGGAGGTGCGTCTCGCGTAGCACCTCGGCGGCCTGAGTTTGATGTTATACACTTACACGAGATGGATTCCACTCGCCTGCATTCACAGCTTGTCAAACGCCTAGAGAGTTCCGGAATTTCTGAACATGGATCCCAGTTCATTGCCGGAGCCCTCTCCCCCGCCGAAGGGTCCGCCGTCAAGATGCCTGACGAGCGGACCTGCCCCACCGTCGTCCAACGGTTTGTTCAACAGGAGACATACACTACGCCAGTACCCGACGCGTCGTGGGATTGTCTTGTGCTCAAGCCACCCAGCGATGCAATCGCAGCAATTGTTGTCCGCAAGCCCTCCTCCACCGACACCCCCTTCAACCTCATGCCAAGCGGCGGGACCTCGGTCGATATCCTCTTCAACACGGGGTATACGGCCTTCCCGTCCGCATCTGCCGTCGTTGCGGGGACCGTGCCGAGCTGGGCGTCAACAGTCGTCCTCTCCAATGAGCTCCTCTTCTCCCAGTGGAGATTGGGTGCTTCTTCGCTCACCGTCACCAACACCTCCTCCTCACTAGTTGATGGTGGGACCGTTTACGCTGGTCAATACCAGCGCGAGCTGCCCTACCATATGGGAACGTTCTACAACGATGCCATAGGAGGCCCTGGTGCTGACTCCATCCTCACCTCTCCCACCTGGGGTGTTGACATACCTATGTCGGGATCGGAGATGTCGAAGCTTGCTACGCGCGAGCTCTACATGGCCAAAGCGAAGGAGGGCGCCTACATTCCATGCCTGCCTTCTGGTGACGACCACCCTTTTGTGGTCGCGCCCTCAGCGAACTTCGGATTAGCCCGCAATTACGCGGGCGGGAGTACCTGGGGTGCTGACATGATCTGTGTCAACCAGAAGGTCGCCGACTCACAGTCGGTCTTGGGAACGCTCAGGTTCGTTGGTGGCCCTGATGCTCAAAATGGTTACGTACCGTGGAGCTTCGGGAACCAAGCCACCGCGGACTGGGGTTTCCCCAACACGTTCTTGACTTCGTCCCTCGACACCCGTGTGTCTTGGGGCGTTGCCTTGTTCGAGGGGTTACCTGCGGAAGCAACATTAGCGGTCAAGGGTGTCACTTCGATTGAGTATGTGCCGCTATCGATGTCACCGGGCCGGTCGTTTCTGACACCGGCACCTAAGTATGACGCGAAAGCCATGGCCATGCTCTCGGAGCTTGCTTCCCAGCAAGCGCATGCGTACCCCGCACGTGACAATTTCCTTGGCATGCTCCTTCCTCTTATCGGCCGCGCGGCTATGGCTATTGCGCGGCCGATCGCAGGCTTCCTCGGCCACACCGGCGTCAAGGCCGCTGCGACCGAGGCGCTTACTGCTGGCGCCAAGTCCGCCGCAGCAGCCGCTACCACTGGAGCCTCCGCTGCTCTCATAAAGCGCGTCGAACGCGCTGAGAAGGAGGCCCGTGAGCGTAAGGCTGCGCTTGAGGCAGAGCGAGCACTTGCCAAGAACCTGGCCAAGCGTTAGCATCGCACCCACCGTAACGGCGATTTATCGTTCAGCACTGACGCTGCTGCGGACGTGAGTCTAGGCCGGTG